AAAGAATAATAAAGGTACAGAGGACAATCGTGTACGTAAGCTAGACTATTCAATTCAGCTTAACAAAACAATGTATGAGAGATTGTTATCAGGAGGCGATATTACGTTGTTCTCGCCGCATGATGTACCTGACTTGTACGAAGCATACTTTGGTGATGCTGACACATTTAAAGAACTGTATGAAAAGTACGAACGTGCTACAAGTATTAGAAAGAAAAAACTTTCTGCAAGAGATTTGTTTAGTGCATTAATTAAAGAACGGGCAGAGACAGGCCGCATTTATATTATGAATGTTGATCACTGTAACACACATAGCTCATTTAAAGATACAGTGTACATGAGTAATCTATGCCAAGAGATAACACTTCCAACTAAGCCATTAGAACACATTGATGACGAAAACGGCGAGATTGCATTATGTATTCTTAGTGCTATAAATGTAGGACTTATTAAAGAATTGTCTGAGTTAGAAGAGCTTGCAGACCTTGCAGTTAGATCATTAGAAGAGATTATTGATTATCAAAAGTATCCGATTAGAGCTGCTGAAGTTAGCACAAAGGCTCGACGTAGCTTAGGTGTAGGTTACATTGGACTTGCTCATTATCTTGCTAAAAATAAAGCAAAGTACAGTGATCCAGAGGCTTGGAAACTGGTACACGACTTATCAGAATCTTTCCAGTACTACTTACTTAAAGCAAGTAACAAACTTGCACAAGAACGTGGCGCATGTGAGTACTTTAATCGTACTAAATATAGTGACGGCATATTGCCTATTGACACGTACAAAACAGAAGTCGATACTATAGTGGAGAATAAATTAAATCATGATTGGAATAGTTTACGGAATGATATCGTCGAACACGGGCTCAGGCACAGCACTCTGTCAGCACAAATGCCTTCAGAGAGCTCGTCCGTTGTGTCAAATGCCACAAACGGAATTGAGCCACCTAGAGGATACTTGTCCGTTAAGAAAAGCAAAAAAGGGCCTCTTAAGCAGATTGTTCCACAGTATAATTCCTTAAAGAACTACTACACATTACTTTGGGATATGCCTAGTAACGAAGGATATATCAACATTGTCTCTGTGATGCAAAAGTTCTTTGATCAAGGAATTAGTGGTAACTGGAGTTACAATCCTACACATTTTCCAGATAATGAAGTACCAATGAGTGTAATGATGAAAGACTTACTAACAACATACAAGTTAGGTTGGAAGACAAGTTACTATCAGAACACATACGACTACAAGACAGATGATGATATTGTTTTTGAAGAGCCTGCGCACTCAATTGGATGGCACGATGAAACAAAAACTGAACAAGAAGATATGAGTGACGAAGAATGCGAAGCGTGTAATATTTAGAGGTTGACACATTAAGTATAAAGTTGTATACTTAACTAAGAGAGAGGTGATAATTAATGAAGACTGTATTTAATCGAGAAAAGGTTGACTTTACTAAACAAAATATGTTTTTTGGAGCTGATGGAAATACACAACGGTATGATGTTTTTAAACATCCGGTGTTTGATAAGTTAAATCAAACCATGCTTGGGTATTTTTGGAGACCTGAAGAAGTTAGTTTGCAAAAGGATCGTGCAGACTTTCAAAACTTTAGACCAGAACAAAAACATATTTTTACAAGTAACTTGAAGTATCAAACACTTCTTGACAGTGTACAAGGTCGCGGACCATGTTTAGCTTTCTTGCCACATGTTAGCATTCCTGAGTTAGAAGGGTGTATTGTTACTTGGGACTTCTTTGAAACAATCCATTCACGTAGCTACACACATATTATGAAGAACGTGTATTCTGATCCTAGTGAGGTGTTTGATACCATTCTTGATGATCAAGAAATAATTAAGAGAGCAATCTCAGTAACTAAGAATTACGATGCATTTACAGAAGCAGCTGATAACTGGACCCATCATGGCAAAGGCAGTATGCGGGAAGTAAAGAAGAAACTTTATCTTGCAATGATGAATGTAAACATCCTTGAAGGCTTACGTTTTTACGTTAGTTTTGCATGTACGTTTGCATTTGGTGAGTTAAAGTTAATGGAGGGTAGTGCTAAGATCATTAGCTTAATTGCTAGAGACGAAAGTCAACACTTAGCACTTAGTACACATGTATTAAAACTTTGGTCGCAAGGCAAAGACGATCCAGAAATGGTTTCAATTGCTAAAGAGTGTGACGAAGAAGTATACCAAATGTGGAGAGAGTGTGTACTAGAAGAAAAGGCTTGGGCTAAATATTTGTTTAAAGATGGTTCGATGATTGGACTTAATGATACTTTATTGAATCAGTATGTTGAATACATTGCAAACCGTAGATTAAAAGCACTTGGTCTAAAGCAAATATTTGATCAACCAGTAAACACAAATCCGCTTCCGTGGACACAACATTGGTTGAGTTCATCGGGTTTGCAAGTTGCTCCTCAAGAAACAGAAGTTGAAAGCTATATCATTGGTGGTATTAAGCAAGATGTAGACGATGACGTTTTAAAAGGATTTTCGCTGTGAAAACCCACAGGAAAGAGTACACGCCAATGATAAGCGTAGAAGTACTAACAAAAGATGCTTGTCCGTTTTGTGATAAAGCAAAGGCACTATTAACTAGAATGGAAATTCCGTTTACTACACGAAAGCTAAACGAAGATCTTACTAAGGAAGAGTTATTGGAAAAGTGTCCAGGCGCTCGCACTATGCCACAGATTATAATCGGAAATAAGGTTATAGGTGGCTACAGTGAACTAACTAGTTATATAGAAACAACAGGATTTAACGGAACAGGTTGGGGATAAAAAATATATGTTATTAGAGAAACCATTAACAAATGGAGACACTGTAAGTTTTAAACTAGCATCAGGTGAAGAAGTTGTTGCAAGATTAGATTCACTTACATCGTCAAAATACGTAGTAGAGAAACCATTAATGCTAACAATGAATAAAGATGGATTAGCGTTAGCACCGTTTATGTTTACTATAGAAGCAGACGCAAAGATTACATTTGAAAGTAGCAATGTACTTTGTGCAAGTAGGACTGAGAAAGAAATGGCTAAACAATACCTTTCAAGTACTAGTAACTTAGTATTAGTTTAACCTAAATTTTAACAAAGGAGAAATAAATGAGTATTCACGAAGAAATCGTACAAGCATATCAAAACTATCTTTCAGAGCATGCAACGTTTGAAGAAAAAGGCGTAAAAGCCGCGGCCGCCAGAGCAAGAAAAGCACTTGGCGATCTTGGTAAATTGACCAAGTCACGTAGAGCAGAAGTTCAAGATAAAAAGAACGGCATGTAAGATATGTGGACTGCTTGGTGTAAAGCCATTGGTAGTAAGGCCTACCATGATAACAGTAAAGCAGATAGAGTGGCACTCATCCGAACAGGATGGGTGCTTCTTCATATTGTAACATGCATCGCTATCATCCTCAATACTTGTAGATCTTACAACGTATTATAACAAATAGAAAACCGTTCACAATGGACCTCACGTTCAGAAAAGAAGCGTATTATAGATTTTGGCTAGTCAAAGGCTCGTTAGGGTGTCATGATTGGTCTAACGAAGATATAATAAAAATGCATAGTAGTTACTTTAAACGACTATGGAACGATGAATCGGGTTGTTTAGATCTGTATGCAGAAGGTTTTGAAGAAGCCTGGGAAAAACTATTTCCTAAAGATGTAAACACTGTTGTAGTACTTGGCGGTCATTTTGATTAGAAAGGACTAACAAATGAAATATATAATTGACATTGATGGAACTATTTGTAAAGAAGTTTTTCTTGCAGATGGTAAGAAAGATTACGCTAATCATATTCCATACATGGAACGTATTGCAAAAGTTAATGCATTATACGATGCAGGTCATCACATTAAATATATGACAGCACGTGGAATTACTAGTAAAATAGATTATTTTAATCTAACAAACAATCAATTAATTGAATGGGGTGCAAAGTTTCATGAACTTGATGTAGGCAACAAGCCTCATTACGATATATGGATTGATGACAAAGCATTCTGGAGTGAAAACTTCTTTAGAAGTACTGGCGAAACGTATGAATAACGTAATTAAATTTCCTAGTAAGGACCCTATTGTTAATAGCGAAGTTGATGAGCAGTTCTTAGAACTAGAAAAACAGAAGCAACTAATTGAAGAACAACGTAAAACGATCGAGGAATTAGAGAAATGAGAGATTTTGTTTTAGATAACTGGAGTTTAGTAATGGATCACAATAAGAATCCGTTATGTAATATTCCTTCACTATCGGCACGTCATATGATTATGCAAGTGCTTGCTTGGATGTGGGTAATTGTATTTACTATTGCATCAGGTACATGGGCATACGCAGGTATGAATGTTATTGTGCATACTGTATTGATTGCTGGAACTGTTTTAACTGTTGCAGTGTTTGAAGCAGCAAGACGTAAACCAAATGCGTTCAACGGCTTTCAAAGTCGTAACGGACGAGCTAACGGAGGCGAACATGAGTAAATTTATTGCAGCAATGGATCACAGTGGTGGTTCAACAGGTGGTGTACTACAGCGTTACGGGCAAGAGTACACAGAAGAAAATAAGATGGATCTTGTACACGATATGCGGTTGCGTATGATTAATTCACCGTTGTTTGATAGTACAAATATCTGGGCGGCGATTGTGTACAAAGACAGTGTTGAAAAAAACATTGTAGACAATCTCTCTAATAAAGGTATTGAAACATATCTTAAAGTAGATAGTGGTTGTGAAGATGATGGTACGCTTAAAGACTTTCCAATTGCTGATATGATTGAGTACGCAACAGCAAACGGTTGTACTGGTACTAAAATGCGCAGCATTGTAAAAAGCGATGAAACTATCGACGCTGTACTTACACAACAATTTGAACTTGCAACAAAGATTTCTGCAGCTGGACTTATGCCGATAATTGAGCCCGAAGTTCCAATTGATAACTTATACAAAGTAGAGATTGAAGCGTTACTTGAAAATGCACTACAGCGTCACTTAAAAAACTTTAAAGGCGAGTGCATACTTAAACTAACATTACCTGAAGTTAATAACTTGTATTATGATCTAACACAGTTACCTAATGTACATAAAGTTGTAGGACTAAGTGGCGGCTACTCAACAGTAGTAGCATGTGGAAGGCTAGGACAACAAGATGATGTTACTGCTAGTTTTAGTAGAGCATTAAGTGAAGGATTGTCTCACAACCAGTCAGAAGACGATTTCAACACACGTATTAGTGACAACATTAAATTAATTGTAGCCTGTTGTATAAACAGCTAATCCTAAATTAGTTAGCACATATGTATTAATGATAAATAACTCTGAAGGGAATAAACAGTTTTTTTAGAACCCTTCATTTCTACGCTAACCTAAAGGAAAATAAATGAAAAACACACTAGCAGCGACTATCTTAATGGTCGCTTTATCAACATCGGC